AATTGTTTGAATTTCGTGCAGAACTTTGTGATCGTTGCCTAGATGAATGTAGATTAGTTTTTAAATCAACTTGTGCTTGTAGATTTCAAGGCTTTATGCGAGATTACTGTTCTCAATATTGGGAAGATTTGGCAAATGAAGATTGCCGTCCATGTTTTTGGACCAACAATGTTAAAGAAGAGATTCGTCCTATTGAAAAATTAGCCGTTAATAAATTGCGAACTTTCATTGGTGGATCAACTGAACACGTTGTTGCAAACTCTCAATTGAATGGTGACATGAATCAAAAACAATATGATTCTGTACATACACATTGGTCTTTTGTAGGTGGAACAAAGTTCTACCGTGGCTGGAACAAAATGTTTAAGCGTTTATCACGACATCCTAATGCTTTTGAATTAGATGAATCTGAATTTGATTCTTCTCTTTTTCGTGAAGCTATGTATGGAATGATGGAATTTCGGTGGCGTATGCTGCATCCGCAGTTTAGAACTGCAGAAAACCGTAATAGGTTACGAAATGTTTATCGTGATATTGTGGACTCCTATATTGTTACTCAAGATGGTGATGTTGTGCAAAAGAACACTGGAAATTCCAGTGGTAGCGGCAACACTATCAATGACAATACTGTTATTTTATACAGGTTATTGGCTTATGCTTGGCTTGTTTTATGTGAAGAACAAAGAAAGAATTGGACTGTTGAATATTTTAATTCAATGAGAACATTCGTAAACTTTCATAAACATGTTGAAGCTGCCTTAACTGGAGATGACAACACTTGGACTTGTTCCGATGAGGTTGTTGGCTGGTTTAATGCTAAGAGCGTTTCGCGAGTGTGGTTGTCTGTTGGTGTAAAAACCACCTCCCCTTGCTATGAGGCGCGGAAGCTTGATGAATGCAGATTTTTATCTGCTGGATTCCTTGAGGTTGACAAATGTATGGTCCCTGTGCCAGAACATGTCAAAACCATGGCTTCACTTGCATTTCATGATCCCAGTCCAATGAATCCTCGTTGGAGTTTGTTGCGTGCTTGCGCATTGCGAATTGAGAGTTTTTGGTGCTACGAAAGTCGTGTCATTATCTCTGAATATATTTCTTGGTTATTAAAAAATTTCGATAAGGAATTGCATTCTGTGAAGGATGCTGCTGATGTTAAAGATATATTCACTTTTGAACAAGTCTTTTCTGTTTATAAAACTGATAATGAGATTAAACAACTTTATCTTATGAATGAAAGTTATATTGCTTCAGTGCAATTAGCTTTCACAAGTGAAGTTGAAGAAATCTATCAGTATGGCCTTATGGGCTCCGCGGAGTTTAACTCCTATTAAAAACAATTGTTGCGGTATAAATTAGAAATGACTAAAACAAAAAGTCAAAGAGCTCGCGCAAAGCAAGCCAAAAATGGTCGTGCTGCACCATCTAAGCAACACAATGCTCCCAAAGGGGGCAAAAAGAAGTCCCGAAATCGCAATCGCGGTAAGAAGGCTGGAGTGCAAGGAAGTTTTAACTCCAAACATTCCAAGGGATCTGGGCGTTTAGGCCTTGGTTCCGGTGTCAGTGGAGCTACATCACGTAGATCCCAAATGATTTGTGAAGATGAGTATATTGGTGAAGTTAATGGATCCACTGGATTTGTTACTACATCGTATGCTTTGAATCCTGGTCAAGCACTTACGTTTCCTTGGGGAAACAAAATTGCCTCATTGTATGAGGAGTATGATTATCAATCAGTTGAATTTTACTTTAAACGTGAAGTTTCTGAATTTGCAACAAATGGTCAAGCTGGTAAAGTTATTTTATCTTTTGACTATGATGCAAGTGATTCTGCTCCTACAACAAAACAGCAAGTTGAAGATACTGTCCCACATGTGGATGGTATGCCTTGTACACCAACAATTTCTTTGAAAATTGATTGTGCTAGGATTCGTAAGAATCCGAGCAAGTATGTAAGGCCTGGTGCTCAACCAGCCAACACTGATTTGAAAACATATGATGCTGGAAATTTTTATATTTCCACTTATGGCAATACCAACACTTCTGTGATTGGTGAACTTCGTGTTCGTTATTGTGTTAAGCTTTCTGAACCTGTTTTAGAAGCTTCGCAAACGCAAGGAGGTGCTGTGCACTTTACTTCGATTGCGCCAACAACAACAAACAATTTTGCTGCTGCTGTGCAGCAACCAGGTGCAACTCCTGCCCTGGTCCCAATTACATTGGGGACGAACACAATTGTTTTCCCAGCTGGTATACCTGGAAATTATTTTATATCTTTTGCCGTCGCTGGTAGCACTGGTGCTACTGCGAATGGTATTGCTTCTGCTGGAACTTCAACAGCTCTGAATTTGCTCGCGCAATCAGGTGTTGCTGATGCAGCTCAAGAAGCTAATTCACTTGCAGGCACAACAACAAATTGTGCTATGTGGAATTTTATTTGCAAAGTGCCCACTGGTGGCTCTACAATTACTATTACACAATCTACTATTACAGGTGGAAATGCAATGGATTTATTTATATTTAATTTACCAAGTACAATCCTCACGCTCTCTAAACAAGAGCAAGAGATGGACGGTTTGATGAATGAATTTGATGCGATGAAGGTAGCGCTTCGTCAAATGCAATTACAATTATCAGAGCGTTATGGTTCGCCCTACATTTCTGTTGAAGAAGAAAAGGAAGTATTAGATGCAGCAACATCTAGTTCTTCCATTTCCAAAATTAGCAGATATGAGGTACAAAGTGCAATTCAGGCAAAGAATCGAGCACGGTGTGCGAACACCAATCAAT